CAACTTTTTTATATCCTTTTGGACTCCACGGGCTCCGACCCGTCAAATAGACCGGAGGTTTCATCAACTGTAGTTTTTTTAGTTTGACTACCACGCTTCCACTTTACAGGGGAATTGTTTTGGTCGTATGAGTTTACGACCTTCTGTGAGAACTGTTGAAGAGTGTATTTATAGTGGCTACCATGATAGCCCAACAGCAATGTGCTATTCGCTGGACAGCAATGTGCTATTCGCTGGATAGTTCAACATAGAAAGCTCCTTGCGATAGGTAAGTCCAGCACCAAGTCCAGCGAACAGCGATGATGTGGTGGGTGCCATGCGAGTTCTGAATTCGTCGAAAATCGAACTTGAGAAATCAGACGAAAGAACCATAGCGTTCCAGCGAGCAATACCCGGATAGAACGAGGCAGGATTTGGTTGATACGACACACTGCCTTCGAAATATTGCGTTCCGTTCGAGCCTGTGGTGAATTTTCCTCCAAACACAACACTTGACCCAGAACCAAGCTCAGACCTTGCTTGAATGAGAAGACCAGTCGAAAGAATTGTTGCTTGCTTGTATTCGTTGAACGAACCAGAATTGGTGCGAGGGTCGTGCCCGGAAATAGAACCAGTGACCATTCCCGTGAAAGTGTGAGGAAGAATTACTTGATAGGCAAGAGCGGTTCCTTGCGCAGCAACATTGAAGCTAACACTGCCACTGAAATAAAACGACTTTGGTCCATTGGCAAACGACATAGTGAATGGATAGCTTGTTGCCTCTGGTAGCTTTGCGATGCTCACGGTTCTGTATTTCTTCGATACCGTTGAAGTTTCTCCTCCGTGGTTGAGATATCTTTCCGTTTCTGAAAGTGACGCCGATGAGTCCAAGCGATGCTTGTTGTAAACTTGATATTTCTTGTCTATCTCGACAACATCGGTGCGATAGTATGCTCCATTGTAGAACGATAGTCCCGTTTTATCTGACATGATGCCAAAGCCGAGTTTGTTTTCCACAGCTGGGAAGGTCACATGATTCACGTCACTGTAAATAGCATAGCCCGAATCTCTCAACTCTACATCGGCAGACAAACGGGGCGCGCGGGATACTGCGACAGAAGTTCTACCATCGACGAGAGCCAGATTTTGTTGAACCGTCTCTTGTTTTATCGGCTTCAACGCAATCTTCGGACGTTCGAGAATAGACGGCTCAATAAGGATACCATCGATTAGCTTGGCGCGAGCCGGAATCATGCCGCGAATGTATTTCAACATTGCCTTGTCGAAATAGAACCTCACGATGTTCATGAAGAACTGATAATCTACCGCGCCATATCCTTGGTCGTAGAACAGTTCTTTGAACTTGTTGAATTTCTTGTAGCTGCTCTCGTAGATAGCCGACGGGTCTCCGATGAGGTCAGTCAAAGGATAATCACCGAAGAACTTGATGATTTCCATGTTGAGATTTTCCGTTGGAGAGAAAAACACGCCAAGTCTATTGCTTCCGACCGAGACCAGTTCACTCGACTGCATACTTGCTCGGCGCGAAGGGGAGAGAGTAGAAATAAGCGCTTGTTCGACATAGTTAACCTTGTTACCATTGAAGCGGTTCGCGCCATAGTCAGGCAACTTTACGGTTTGGCGAGTATCCTTGCGCACAAACTGATATGGGAATTGAGAGCCCGTTGATGGGTCACATTCCGTTGTTCTGGTAAAGTCATAGATTGCGCGCGGGAAATTGACTGCACTGAACGTTGGAAAGTCTCTACGAAATGCTAGATTTGTGAGTGTAACTGTGCTGCCGGAATCATATAGGTCAACCGGGCGTTCAAAAGAAATACGAACCAAGTTTTCGCTAACCATTTGCTCCGGCGTGTCTAGGTCGTATGCACTTTGGTGCAATGTGTGATTTTCGAAACGTTCGTCATCAACCGGGGTTTGCCAGATTTTGATTTCATCGATGTTACCGTAGAATGCTTCTGGGTCAACATTCAAGGACGCGGTGTTTTGTTGATAGTTTCCAAAAAAGACATTCGTTCCAGCACGGAAGTTCACATTGAAACTTCCACTCAAGAAAACACTTCCTGTGGCAGAAAATACGATTCGTGAATCTTTTGCTTTTTGAACCATCAAATCATACCTCGCAGGGAATGAATCGATGGTGGTATGGGTGGCGGCAGCTAGATTATAGTCAGGTGCGGGAGCGTCGCGCCGCAACATGGCGTGATAAGTCTCACCGTCAAAAATCGGAGCCTTCTCAGTCATGATAGTTCTAGTCACACCAGAACCGTTATCCAAACTGAAGAACAGTCTACCCCAATCAAGCCCTTTTTCACGAATCGCTCCAACTACCCACTTGTTGGAACAGTTCGCCAAACGAAACACTTCGCCCTGCGTGCTTGTCTTTGAGGGGTCAAACGCGAACGTAAATTCGACCGTGCTTGCACTACCTGTCCAATTGACCGAAAAATATTCTCCGCTGCCACTGAAGTATGGTTCATACTTGACTTCGTCGATGACATACAGAGACGTGTCTTGCAGATTCGTTTTGTTGCGAATGCCGCCAAATTCTTTTATCTTTACGATGTTTTTCGGAATACCAAAGCAAGTGATTAGTGCGCTCAATCCCGCCTCAGTGCCTTTTGTTTTATAGAGATATGGCAGGGCATTGATGAGGCGTTTCCAAATAATTTTATTGCGTTCTTCCTCGGAAAAGGTATTACTGGAATTGTATAGCGGGCTGTCCGGGTCAAAATCCTGTTTAGAGAATGATGACAACAACAACGGCAAATTGTCTTTGGAAATTTCTGCATCCCATCCTAGCGAAGCAAGCATGTCGTAAACTACATCAATCGAAATACCGTAGTTTGGCGAACTGGAATAATTGTTTTTTTCGGTCAATTGTTTGACTGCGATACTGATGTTGTCGAAAAAGTGACCAATCATACCAACGAAGGTGATGTAATCTCCGTTGTTCTCAGAATCAGCTACAATGAATTCTGGAAGATTGTTGATTAGTGAGTTTCCGTTTTCTCGGTCATACAACGACGCCGATGCCTCGTGTTCTGGAATCCACTGAGAATTGTTATACAAGAACCATTCATACCCATCCATGCGCGATTCGATTTCGTCGATTTCTCGACTTGCATCATTTCGTTCACTAGCATAGTATGTATCGGTTGGGTTCTCGATTATCTTCAAATCGAGCGATGCGATTTCTGTTTTAAGCTCTTTGATGCGCGCCTGTTTCCAGTTATATCCAGCAACGCGCATGGTGGCCGATGAGAACGTAACGAAATTGCGAAATTCGCGATAATCGGTGCTATCGATACTGGCCGACGTTCTGGCACCAATCTTGGAAACTAGTTCAGAATATTCGTCCCCCGTTTGAGACACTAACTCTTCCATCGACAGCGCCTCTGTAGAATTTCCTTGGCTTTCCACCAAAACCGAGAAGTTTGGTCCTCTCAACTGGACCGTTTGATGGGTTGGTAAAGTGAAGAAATAGAGATTTTGAACGACTGGTTGAAAACCAAAGTTGTTCGTAATCCACGCATCGGCACCTTCCGAAATTTCCAGAGAAAGTGGGCGGTCCAGTTTCAACACCAACGTATCGTTGAATAGGGGGTCGGTGCTAGAAACAATCTTTCGATTCATCACGAAGTATGTTTCACCACCAACGTTTAGTTCCGTTTTGAAATACCCACCAAGATGGTCGTTATAATCCGCTTCGATGCCAGTTTGTTTGGTCAAGAAAATGGCGTCATAGTAAATCTTTTGAAGAAAATTTAGAACCGCTTCATAATTATCTGGCTTACGGTTTGTCAGATGATTCAGTTCTACATCAATTACATAGCGGAACAAACTAAAGTAATAGTTGCGAATGTCTTCGAAGGTCGCGCCCTCGTTATAATTGAGATATAACCAGTTCTTGAATTGGTCATAGATACCGAGAATATCATAGGGGGCATATGTGCCGTCCGCACGAATCTTACCACGCTGCACTCCGTAGTAAACATCTGTGAGGAAACAAATCACGTCGAAGTCTGCGGCAGAACCGCTGCCATGTGCGGTAAAACCATAGTAAAATTTCAGGGCCGCAGAACCGGTTGGGTCAGATTTAACAGCATTGTAATACTCTGTGTAGAATTGTGGAGCGGAGATACTGTCGAGAAGCTGTTGAGCAATTTCTTTTACTTTGAACTGTGAATTTCCGAATACCGCCATGTCCGCAGCAACGTTGGAATTACTTGCCGCGAGGGTCTTTGGTATCAGTGCGACCTCATCTCGATTGGTCGAGATGGTATCCACGAGAAGTTTTTCGCCATTTTTAGAACCAACCAAATCTCTCACCAACTCAATCGTCATCACGTAGTTTCCATCGGCCAAACCAAACGACTTCATCTGCTTACTCACATCGACGAAGAGAGAAGAAGTTGACGAACCAAACACACCCCAATTACTAGTGAAAGTTTCGTAATTGTAGGTTACTTGGCGAGAATTTACATCTGTGAAAGATTGTGTAAATGGAATATACTTGCCGCCCGCGTCCACGAGAGAAGAAGACAGTAAGTTGTTTTCCAAATCATAGACCGAAAAAAGAACATGGTCGGTGTCTAACTTCCCAAACGGAAAATTAAGTGAACCACTTCCATCACTATAGAACCTCAAATCTTCTTGGGAAAAAACAGAACCCTTACTCAAAGACGAGGTTGAGAGTTCGCGAAACTGTAGGTCATTCAGATTCATAGCTCTTTGAAAGCCGTGTCATACTTGGTCTCTACTTTCACCGAATTGAATACTGTGTTTACCAACGGCACGGTAATAGCAGTGGAGAATAGCTTACCCGTCACATTTTCAATGACGAGATTGGCATACACGTCAACGTTCGGAACTATTGAGCCACTGCTGTATAGCTTTTGAACGTCGTCCTGATTATAATCAGCTAGTTGTGGGTTGTAGTTCATCGAGAAATCTTGAAGGTCGTTGGAATCTCATATGTGAGAATAGAACCGTCTTGCTCTGTTCTGATTTCAACCTTGAAGTATCTTTCTTGTGGCAACCCAGTTGTGTCCAACTTAAAATAATTTCCTTTACTGTCCATGCTGAGACGAGTGAATTCGTCATATGGCACGATTTCCATCTCGCTTTCAGCGTCCTTGATGCAATAGAAACTTTCGTAAGGAAGATAGTATGGGGCCAAGTAGTCGGATAGTCTGTTGGTGAAAGTCTTGACTGGATAGCGTTGGCGAGCAGTTACATTGAAACGAATGATAGAACCGTATTTGTATTCCGCTGCCATATTCTTGATATTGACCACGGCATCGTCGATGGTAATTGGGTCGGCGCTACCCGTGTTGAACACCACGTCATTCCAAGCAACGTCGAGATATGGCGAATAAACCGTGTTGGTTTCCTTGGAGAAAAATTTGAGTGAACCATAATCAATCGAACTGCTTTGGTCGCTGTGCATGAGCACCAATCCATTGTTTGGCACGGAACCATTCAACCAAGCGTTGACGATTCTCGTCACGTCCATGCAAACGTCGGAAGATTGATAATTGAAAGACTGGCTGCAAACATAGGGGCCATTGTATGAAGTGGACGAGCCAGAAACAGCAAGGCCAGAAGAAACAAACCATGCCGCTCCACCCGAGCAATCCGTGACGGAACCACTGACCCATCTTGTCCCTGCGGCATCGCGGTATTTCCACGACGCTCCGTTGCTGGTCGTAGCACCATCGTAACGATAACCAGTTCCCATCTCCCAAGACTCGGACACGGGGGCGGCGATGAGAGTGTATTCCACCGGAACTTCGTTCGACTGACAAATCTTCAGATTGAGAAAGAACGAAGCGGTTGTAATATTTCCTGTTGCAATTGATTCGGAAATCTGGGTCAAATCGAATTGAAGAAGAGCACGGCTGAGAATCGGCTTTAGACTGCCACTGACGCTACCACAACCACTGTCGCTCATCACCTTATCAACCTGTAAAATTTCATCAAGACCAACGTTCTTGGTGATATAATCTGGCTCGTTCGTCAGATATGTGTCTTTGGTTGGATATAAAAAGTAGTGCATTGGCTTGTTATAAATAAATATCAAGTTTACTATAATCTCCGTCGTTTATCTCACTCTCCCAAATCTCAACCAGCCTGTAACCTTGAAGTTCAATGAAGAATTTTCGATGTCTATCTTTTTCCCACTGTTGCTCTGCGGTTCGTTTTGTGGTTTTGTTTTTATCCATCGATTTGTATTTCTTTGGATTCATGTGCCAATAATCTCCTTGACACTCTATGACTAAATTTTTTTCTGGAATGTATATGTCCACCAGTGTATTCGATATCGGATAATGTCTCTCAATCGAATTCACATTTTTTGTTTTCAAGTAATTAACCACAACTTCTTCGATTGAAGATTTTCCGTAGTAAGAAAATTTTCTATACCAGTCGAGCCACGCTTTTGGTAAACCTTCTTTTTTATATCTTTCACGCAAAATTGCCCCCGTGCGCTTTCTTGCTTTTTTCACTTTTGAAGCAAAAGCGGAATCGGTTTTTAGTCTTGTCGAAATATTGAGCAATTGTTCTTTCGCTTTTTCGGCTCGTTTCGCTTTTAGACACGAATTACACAATTTTCTGGGCACTAATTTCCCACAGAGCTGTCTTTTGTTTATAACAATGCTCCCACACATCTCACAAACGGATTGTATTTCAGCAAGAATTTTATTGCGACGATGTTTGTTTTTACAAACCGACGAACAAAAACGAACATGGTTCAACGTTGAACGATATTTTCTTTTTATGATTGTCCGACAATCGGGATTTGCACAGGGCTTTTCGAACAAGACACCAATAACTTCCATATACATAAATATGGTGTCGCGGGGGTTTCCGACGATGTTCTCGAACAAAAAATCAATTTACGCGACCAACAATATCTTTCGATGGAAAACGAACCTCAAACACGGACGGGTCAAGAGACGGATATACGATGTTGTTCACCGTTGCTGCTGCGATGTCATACTCATACTTCGAATAGTCACCATCGCGGCTGGTCAAGTTTTTGATTTTTAGTCCGGTAACAGATTGCACACCATCAACCTTGGCGATTTCAAGCTGCAAGCGGCTAAGATTGATTGGCTGGCAGAACTGAACATTGTTCACGTCGAAATATTGCTGAACAAGAGTAAGGCAGTTGGCGAGCACCTCGCGTTTGTTATAGTTCTTGTAGGCGATGATACCAAACTCCACTCCAATGTTGATGACATATCCATCAAGGATGTTCACACTGTCCGTGAGCATACGATACTGATTCAGATAGCTCGCAAGATTTTGGCGAATAGCCGGATTCGCCGTGGTTAAGCGACGATTGCTGTCATAGCACAAGGTATACAAGTTCACCGCAAATTGATTGTTGCTGTTTGGCACCGTAATGTTGGTGTTTTGTGGTGCCAAGCTATTGTCCGACATTCCGTTCACGCCACCTTGATTATTGGCCGGGTCGAGTTGAGAATCGGTGATAGCATAAGCCTTTGCGATGCTACCGTATTTTGCTGGCATAGCATAGGTGCGAACCACATAGTCTTGTTGTGTCACGGCCCGGCGCTGAGATGCAAAACTGGCCAACGCATTGTTGCGAATTTCGTCATTTGTTTCGGCATCGCGACCGCCTGTAGCTGGGAATGGATTATTTACACGAACGCTACGACGAACAAGACCGGTGAGGTCTTGCTCAAGTTGATTGAGCTGTGTAATATCACCAAAGAACTCCACATTAGAGACGTTCTTGATGCTATTCGCATTCACGTTGCTGGCGATGCCACCACCCGTGATATATCTCACCGTAAGTGTTGTGTTTGCTGGGGCTTGTCCACTCGCACGAGAAGAAAGAAAATTGGCTGGGTCGTAAGCGGTATTTTCTGAGCGGAAGGTGGAAGGACGACCGACGGTGTAAATATTTGGCACAATCACTTCATCGTCCGCGATATTTGTGCCAGAACCAAACAGAAGAAACTTTGTGTTATCTGCGTTTACTCCGGTTACAAAACGCTTCGAAGTCCGAATGTATTGAAGAAGAAACGGAGAAGAGTCGCGATAATTGGAAAGGTTGGTATCGTTCTTGAAAATGTTTTCGTTTTCTATCGGCACGAGGTCTTGAGCCAAATAATCAGTTTCATACCAACGATTACCCTCACTGTCGTAAACGTCGAATACTTCTATCACGTTTGTATCGCTAAGATTGATTTGGAAGAAAGATGATGGAGCACCAACACTTACTTGTTTACTGACCATCTGACCAGAGAATGCGTTTGTGCTCTTTTTGAGGACATAAAATTCAGGCTGACCGGAACTATTACGTTGATAGACGGAAATTTCCAGCGGGTCGCTGATGGTATTAACTGTAAAATCTACAGGAGACTCTGTAAGAAACGATACTCCGGTATCGCTGACTGACACCATTCCCGGTTTAATGATTTGAGCATAGCTCATGTCTGGGACAATAGAACCGTTGCTGTCGAGTTTTGCTGGGACAAGTTGATAAACATCAAGCTTGGTTACACTCGGAGAAGTCACCTTTGCTTTGTATCCAAGGGAAGCTGCCGCGTCGATGATGTTCTTGCGCTCTTCGGCATTGACAAGCATCGACTCTTTGAACTGGTAATCGATGTAAAACGACATCACGTCTCCGACGTATGCCGCCATTTCGATAAACATCATTCCAGTAGAGGCATCGCTGAAATCCTTGTAAGAGTTAGGGTAGTAAGTCTTGGCAAAATCAACGAGCGACTGCTTCAGTTGACCAAAGTCGCGACTGAGGTAGTTGATATCCTTTTTTCCGGGCTGAAAAGACTTTGGAGTGTCGAGAATCATGATGGGTTGTTTGTGTTCATTGCAACTTGCAATGTTTGTTCTTCTGTAACTCCGATTGACGGGACCGTAAATTTGACCGCTACATCAAGTTTGTTTGGGTTGTTTCGGTCACTCGTAATTTCTACTTCGCTCACGTTGACATATGGCATCCAACGACCAATATCTTTTCGAATGGTGTTTTCGATGATTGGATTGAGGTCGTCGGTGACATTTGAAAAAAGAACGCTCCACAAACCAGAACCAAAGTCTGGGTTCATTCTACGCTCACCCTTCTTGGTTCGAAGAAGCATCGTCAAGTTCGATTTCACTTGTTCAAGCAACGTATAGCTTTGAGCGAAATATCCCTGTTCACCATATCGAATGGGGAGGGTTATTCCGTAAGTTGTCAAAGGCGTTGCCATGATTTAGATGTTATGGGCGGCTACGACGTGCTTTTTCGTCGGCAGCGCGAATAAGTTTCGAATAGTCTCGGGTCAAAGCATCGGCAACAGCGGCGACCGCAGGATTCTCGTGTGCCACAGATTCGGTAAGAGTTGGGACGCGGTCAAGAACCGACGGAGTCATCATTTCAGCTTCTTGTTCTGTTGGAACACCGCCCATAGTTTCATTCAGAATTTGATTAAGAACCGGGTTCTTGCTAAAGGTTTTTGGTGCAGCTGCGGGAGCTTGCTTCAGTGGAGCTTCAAGGCCAACGAGGGCTTTTCTTTTTGCAGCGAGTTGTGCCGGGGTCAACGCTGGCACACTTGGGCGGCGAGGGGCGGTCGCTTGTTGAGATTCTGCAATAACTGGGGCACCGCTCGTGATTTTTTCTGCGAGGACTTCCATGAGATATTGTGGCAGGGACTTTTCAATTTCCTCGCGCACAACCAAACGAATCATTTCTTGTAGTTCTGATTTTTTCATATATACGGCTCTCTTTATAAATATAGGGTCGAAAGGATATTACACGCTGATTATGCTATCAAACGTCTTTACCGTTTTGGAGTTGAAGTTGCTGCCCGCCCCGCTTAGAATACCATCTCGACCAGAGGCGGTATATGCTGGGACTTCTTTCAATTTCAAAGATTCTTCGGCGGGCTTGGCGGTCTGAGCCTTCTCTGTTTTTGGAGCATCCTTTTTTGGCGGTTGCACGATGGGTAGGTTTGATTTCAGAGACATATCAATCCACTCCTCCCGCAATAAACACACGGCTGCTCATCAGGGTGTTGAGATTCTTGCGCATTTCTTCCATTGCCTCTTTCTGTTTGCCAAGATTGGAAAGTTCTTTCTTCCATTCTGTGAGAACAGAACCCGGAACAAACGGCTCGGTTGTTGGCCCAACCTTTGTTGTGTGCTGGTGCTTGATGAGGTTTTCTAGCACCTTCATCTGAGAGTCGATATTTTTTATAAACAGTTGGCACATGCTGTCCATCCAAAGAACGCTCGTTCTACCAAGAAGTGCTGGCTCAAATTCTTTGCCGTGGTCTCCGATGTATGATTTCGGCGCGTTGATGGAAAAACTTTCCATCGAAGTCATCGTAATTTTCTTTTCCGCATCGACCGTGATTTCTTCGTCGGTTGAAAAATTCATCTGCTTCTTTGAGAAGAACATCATTTCGTTGGCTTTTGCCGAGAAAACGATACGGTCGCTGTTCACCACGATTTGGTCCCCGTCAAGCTTTGGCATGTTCAAAAAAGACGTGCCACTGACCATGCGTTTCAAAATCGCACTCTTGAAACCAGAAACAGTCAACCCCGATGTAATGTGAATTGAACTACCATCCAGATTGATGTCTTCGAGAGTGTATCCCTTTCCTGTCTTGCCCTTTTCTGGTGATACTTTGTTGATAGGAGCTTGTCGATTACGGAACAAAATCATGGGATTGCCTGCGCCATCCGAATAATCCCCACCAAAACCGATGTCGTTGCTGCGAACGTCGTCATATGCTCCAAAACGAATCGACGACCCAAACCGGGATTCAAAAATGGTGTCTCCCTCAAATCTCCTCAACGCACGAACCTTTGAGTTGAACTTGAAATACTTTCCGAGAACACCTTCGTAATTCTTGCTACCGCCCTCGGTGTTTAGCTTACTGATAGGACCGGTGTATGGCTTCGGTTTACCGTCTTTGTCCAAGTCATAAATGTTTCCATTTTCGTCCACATAACCAGTAATGCGCTCAGTCGCAAACGATGCATTAGAGTTCAAGACTTGGCGCGTATTGAGCTTGCGGCTGTAGAAATACTTGCCGAGGTATTTTCCTACAATGACCACCTCGTTCATGAGAGGATATTCGGTCACGCCGGTATTCTCGATGGGATACGCCCAGTTTAGAACGGTTTTGTCTTTGCCGCGCTCGCTGTTGAGGAAACGAAACTGAATTCTCCCGATGAGTCCATAGTTCTTTTCGTCGGATTTTGGCTTGCTGCCATCAACGTTCGGTGGCCAATCGTCGGGAGTAATTTCACCATCTTTGAACGCCGGATGCGTGTCATCAAGAATGACATCAAGAACAACCGCCTCTTCAAGTTCGTAAAAGTAGGTTGTATCGGGCTTGCGTTCGATGACAAAGCGCTTGGATGCAAGAAGGTCGTCTTGCTTGACGTTCAAATCACTGCGGCGCTCTGTGTGGATATACATTACTTGTCTTCTTCAACAGCTTCTTGTTTTTCCGACTTCTTTGGCTCTGGCACGCCCTTCGCTGCCTCTTCCACCGCTGCCATCAACTGCTTTTTCTCTTCTTCGGTGAGAAGCATACCACCACTACTGTCTCCATCTGGACCTGTCTTGTTTGCAATCATTCGCTGCACGATGGCCGCGAGTTTGATAAGCTGCTCGTCATTGCGAATGCCTGCGTCAAGATAGTCCTTGAGCATAGGCACAACAGTAACAGCGTCAGCCAGAGTTTTCATCATGCCTCGCAAGTCGGTCACGAGAATGTCCAACTGCGTGCGTTTTTCGGCAGAGTTCGTTACAATGTCTTTGCACAGACTACCAAACGTTTTTCCCTTAAAAATTTCATAATCTTGCACTTCTTTACTCATAAATTTCCTTTTCTTCTTTGCCACGCCAATTTAGCAGCGACAGACATTCTCCGCTTAGACTCGGCACTTCTTGTTTTACCAGTATGAGACCGGTTCAATTTTAATTGATGTTCTTCTGTCCTAATTCGTCCGCGATGTGCGTTTGAAATTTTTTTTCTTGTTTCATTCGGCATCGATTTTCCTCTAAGTGGGTGATAGCCAATTAACTTCGAAGTGGAAATCCGCAGTTTTGTATCATCACTCAATTTGCGGCCTAGACCCTGACCACTGTTCGCCTCCGATAACTTTTTTTTGTGAGAATCTGACTTTGGTTTTCCTTTGAGAGACTTTCCACAATTGGAATAACCGCCGGGGTTACAATTGTAGCCATCTACGAAACTGTTTAGTTTATCTATCCAATAAACTTCACGTTCCTGTAGAATTTTTTTAATTGGAGGCAATCGCTCTAAAACGTGAAGTGTAAAATCGTTCCAACCATATTTCAAAATTGCTCTATATAGTTTGGGTTGTTCTTCACAATCTAGCCTTGCATAATGGCCACATCTGTCTGATATGCGATTTTTTGTCTCTCCCACATACCATTTTTGAGTTGAGGCGCACAATAATCCATATACCCCCGAGGTATCTAAATTATTGATTGTTTGCATATCGCTCATATCTATAAATAGTAGAACCGCCCTGTATTTACAGGGCGATGCTTCCACTCTCAAGGTATTCTTTTCGTATCAAACTTTGCGGCCCCATCATACGATTGATGACTTTTGTTATATGTTGGGTCTGACAGTCAGCAATTTCTCGTATATACAGATAAAGCGCTTTTTTATTGAACACATCGATACGGTCGGCGTTGCGGAAAATTTCAACAACGGCGTTGGCGATACGAAGGTCACGTTCTTTGGTGAAATACTTTCCTACATTCTTGTCCCAGTATTCTACCATAAGCTTGATGAACTCTTTCGTTTCACTGTCACGTCTTTGGTGTTCCGGTTCAATAACAAATTCACCGGACTCGCCAACTTGTTCACAAATTTCGACATGCTTTTTGAAGCGACGATAGGTTGTGTTGTTGTCAAGAATAAACCAATGTTTGGCAACGATGCTGAAATATGCAAACGCCTTACCCTTGGTCTTGTCATATTTCCCGATGTTGGCGACCATGTGCGAAATCGCCTGCTTCTGAATTTCAAGAGGGCTCACATCAGCATAACTGAACTTGAACGTGTTGTAGACGTTTTCTGCTATTTTGTTGAATGCTCCTTGAATTCTTTGACTGTAAATCTTGTCTTTTTCGCGAGGGTCGTCGGTCTCATTGTATGCAACAATCGCCGCTTCGGTTTCGGGAGTGAAATACATATTTGACGGCCTACCTTCCGTGGTAGTCTTGTTCTTTTTTCCTCTCGGGCGTCCACGGGAACGCTTTGGCACCGGAATCGGTGCCGTGGAAGGAGTCACTATTTCCTGAATAGGAATGACGACCTTCGTCTTCTTTGGTTTGATGGTCCGCTTGGACTTTTTGAGAGGCTTCTTACTTTTTGGACTGCGTTTCTTCTTCATGTTGTAATTTTACGCTTTCATCGAATTCTTTTGTGATACGTAGCAACTCAGCAAACACGAAACCGACATCATCATCTTTCTCGAACAGGTTTCGGTCATCCACCTCTTTCATGCGTGTATAGACATACTCGACGCGGGTTCGAAAACGAACAATCCACTCTTCGTAGAGGTCCATTTTCTTTTCCATGTTGAATGACATTCTAGCGAATAGAATGGCCACGGTTATGGCAATGAGGTTGGTGATAATCAGAAATATGTGAAGTGTGTCCATAGATTATTCTTCCTCCACATATCGCTCGTCGTCGTCGGATTCAGGGTCATAGCCCAACTCTTCTTTCAAAAGAGCGAGAGCGTCTTCGACAAACGGCCAACTGTGGCGCTCTAGTCCGTGTTCAAGTAATTCTTTCACTTCTTCTAGCACATCGGGATTTACGTTCATAGTATTTTCCATCCTTGGCCGACAAGCTCCAAGGCTTTTTTGTATTTGATGTATTGGGTTTCACCATCCTTCTCGACCACAACCTTGTCGTTGCGACCATATTTCACCGCCTTTGGTTGTTGCGGAGGAACAAAGCGAACACCATCATCAGTAATAAGAGTGCCGTTCAAATGACCAATCTCGTGCTGAACACAGACCGCTTCAAGCAACCCCAAGTCTTCTTCTACGCTTTCCTTCGTTGGCGGCTTCACGTCTGGTCCAAACGGAATTGGGTTCGCGTGATTGAGCGTAGTAACAGTCACACTCATATTTCTCACCGTGGTAACAATTTTTCCCGGAAGACTGAGGCATCCCTCTCGATAAATGATTTTCTCTGGACTGGACTCGGTAATCACCGGATTGATGAGTATTACAGGAGGTCGGTCTTTACGAACCCGAACAACGGACACGCTTTTTTGGATGCCGATTTGGTTGGCGGAAAGCCCAATACCGACTTGGAGTTCGTCTAGGACTTGAATTAGTTTTTTCGCAATCTCTTCACCTTCTTCCAACGTCGCGACAGGTGTCGTTTTCTTGTGGAGGAAGTCTTTATTTTTGATGATTTTGTGACTCATGATATATGTGTTAACCGATATACGAGTTCACATATATATGTCTATTCTTTATTTTGTCAATGTATAAAAAAGAAATCTTATACCTCAATTATCAATCAAAGAAGTGTTTAGGTTCCCAATCTTGTCTACGGTTAGTCCAGACGCGGTCGGTTTTTGGATACTTTCTTCTGGCGTTTGATGAACAATCGCCTCAACCTTCTGTTTTTTTGTTATCTTGGATTCCTTCGGTGGACCAAGCTCGTTTTTTTTCGACTCCGACCTCGTCATACTGTTATAAGCAAGAATGAGACATACCGCAAGAGGGTCGAACACAAACATAATGGTCCAAATGAAGTAGTTCACCGCTTTGTTCAATTCGATGCCGAGACTGTTCGAAATGAACTTGAATGTGCCAACATCGGTGCGAATGATTTTTTCACGCATTTCGTCATTCTCGACATGTAGACGTGCCACTGTTTCTAGATTAGCTTCAATTTTTTTCTTGTTTATCTCGACGGAAGTTGCTTTTGCGTTGGAAAGTTGAGCAAGTGTGGCGTCAGTGTCTCTGTTATAGGCATCGACAGATGCCATAATTTCAGCAATTTCTTTTTGAATGGCTTCAATGTTCTTTCCTGCTTCTACTCGTTGTGCATCGGCTCTCGCGTCGATGCTAGCAACTCTACTGTTGTATCGTTCGATTGCGTCGGTATATTGAATGCGCAACTTTTCAATGCGGTCTTGGGAACTTCTAATCTGCGCGTCAATATCATCGCGTTCATTCTTTTGAGATTCCTTGGTTTCGCGCGCCTTGTCTAAACCACCTTTACGAAACACACTTCCTCGTCCCTCGTCCAACCACTTTTGAACTTCTCTATCAAGAATCTCCAACCTCGAATTGTAGAGCTTGATTTGTTCTTGCTCACGAGCAATGTCGGCATCGGTAGCTTGTTTACTGATTTCCAGTGCTTGTTTTGCTGCGGCGAGGTCCGTGGTGAAACCATTGTCTGCGTTTGCTCCGGCACGAATCTTTTCAATTTGACTATTTTTCTGAGCAACGAGTTCGAGACGTTGTGTGATGAATGTTTTACGATTGGCTTCTATCGCGGAAGATTCGCGTTCATTGAACTTGTCTTCTTTTAAGAAAACATTATCTCTTTCAATCTCGGCTATACGAGCATTGTTTGTTTCGATAACACGCTCGTATCCCTGCACGGCATTTGCCGTGGCATTATATCCAGCGCTGAGATATCCATAAATACCGATGCTCGTGATTAGCACAAGAACGAGCGTGGCTAGCATCATATACGAGCGAAGCATCCAACCAATTTCGTGCCATTTTTGCTTCAAAAAAGTGGCGGTGATGAGCTTTCCGACTTCCAGACCAATGCCCATGATTACGATAGAAATGCCGCCGCCAACGAAAAGGAGTTGCAAGCCAACAATACTAAAATAAGCAGCGCAACCAGCAATCGCCAGCGCAGAAAGTAACACCAAAATCGGAAGGATTCTCATAGGTCTTGGTAAAAACTATAAATATTACCCAAGCCTCGGTTCTAGACCACAACCCCTATTCTATTTTCTAAACAATAGAATTATTTTAACTTAACGGCTACAGTAATATGTAACTTCTATAAAAACAAAACGATTTTTTCTGTTTCACTTTTCGAGAAGTTTAAGATATTCTTCTTTTGGTGTAGCAGGATTCTTAACATACATCGCCTTGAACTTATCAAGTAAAGTCTTGAATTCAGGACCGGGTTTCATTCCTAGCGCGATAAGGTCGTCGCCGGATATCGGCAGTGGGTTGACACGCAACGCCTCTACGGCTTGCTTATATTGATTCTGAATTTCTTCGGCGGGGAAGTTTGGCACATATACACTGGCGTAATCTAAAAGTAAAGGAGCGATGTCTGGTGCGGTATACGCGAGGGCACGCAAATACTCGTCGGTGAGACTGTTCGCCTTTTCTTTGAAAGAAGGTAACGCCTTCAAAGTTCCCACGACTAGCTTTATTTTATCTAAGCTGTAACGAAGGTTGGTCATTTCAGTCTGAACTTTGGCAGGAGAGTTATTGCTGTGCGCAGCAATCAAACGAAGAATGAGGTCAGGCTTCATGGCCTTCATGGACTTCATATAATCCAAGTCAACACCTTGCAGCGAAGGAAAGACATATTTCATCAAGCCAAGGATTTGAAGCAAACGAAATGCCTTGAACGGATAGTCCGTGAGAAGCATCTTGTTTGTCTCATCGTGGATGCGTTCTTTGGAAATGTTCACGAGTTGCGGCGCGTTCTTTTTGATGGCGCGAATCATGAACATTGGTAGCTTCCAGTTAT